AGCAGGTAGTCTTTTGTCCACATAATCGGCTGGGCAACGTAGCCGCGCAGGATATCGGCAAAGCGCGGCGCCACGGTGACGGGCAGATACATCAGCGCGAAAAGCTCGCGCGGGAAAAAGGTGTTCTGCGAATTGAAGGGGCAGAGCGTGTATTTGCCCAAAACAACCGGGGCGCGCTTTGCAAACACGCAGGGCGCGCCGGTGGTCAGCCGGTAAATCGCGTCCACGTCCGGATCATTATCGGCCAGACCCTGCCAGACGCCCACGCGGAAACCTTCGGAAAGAGGCCGGAGCGCGGGCGTTTCTCTTTTTATTTTGTCCAGCGGAAAACCGCGCGGCCAGATATTGTCTTTGGTAAAATATTTATACACGTTGACAAATCCCGCGCCGGTTACGGTATCGTACAGGTTGCTGTCGTAGCGCGCGAATTCGCCCTCGTGCGCCGGAAAGCCCCAGTTCTCCTGCGGGATATTGTCGTCATCGCTTTCCGCGATGTGCGTGGCGCCGGCTTTCATCGCGTAAAGATAGCCGATCATCTTGCGGCAGTAGTTATTCCAAGGCAGACCAAAATCATATTTTTTCTGCGCGGCGGGCGGCAGGTATACCGCTTTTTCGCATTGCCAGCCGGCGGGCGTTTTTTTATCGCCCACGACCACGAGCTGCCAGTGCTTCAGGCGCGCAAAGGCGCGCACGGCCTCGGTCGGATCCTGAATGGTGGTTATGACGATGAACTTGCGCACAGTTTCTCCTCCAGCAAATCCAGGTAAACCTGATAATCGCGCGGTATCCATTTCTTGAGCTGGTCGCGCGAATCATTATCGTGCTCGCGGTAACTGGCCGGCTTGTGCCCGATGCCGATGCCGGTTCGCCCCGGCAGACCTTTGATGCCGGCGTAAAGCGGATTGACTTCGTCGTTAAAAATAAGCGTCTTTTTCTTTTTTTCTTCCGTGTCGCGCGCCGCGCGCCAGATGCGGTCGTCCAGCCAGTATTTTTCCATGCCCTGCGCGACGCAGTGCGCCACCAGGGGCGTAAGCTCGGCGCGGTACGCCGTCTGCGCCAGGGAGGCGTGCTTCATGTTCGCGTGCTGCGTGTAGCCGCCCGTGGGCAGGTGGTAATATTTGGAGCAGCCGATGCCGACGAGCTGGTAATCCCATAATTGATGATTAAGACATTCGATATAATCAGGCGCGTAGTATTCGTCATCCTCGATGAAAAAAACCCGGTCGCCCCGGACATAAGACAGGGCGCATTCGATATTGACCACCAGCGTGTGTTGCGGATCGTCCGGGCGCGGTTCGCGCCGGATGTATTGCGCGTAGGGCTCGTCAAATTTAATTTCCATCGGCGCGCGGCCGTCATCGACAATGATCCACTGATCCGGCTTCACCGTCTGCGCGGCAATCCAGCGGCGGCACAAATCAAAAGCCAAATGTCGGTCGCCCGTGGGCGTGATCGCGGTAATCATGTGGTCAGCCACTCCTCATCGGGTGCGCCGAGTAACTGGCGCGGGTAGCCGGACATCGCCCGGACCTTGTCTTTTATTTTATCCAGCCGCGCGTCCCAGCCTTTCTGGAAGCGCGCGTATCCCTTGTCCGTCAGCGGACAGCCGCAGACGATGACTTTGTCGCAGCCCAGCCCCAGGGCGACTTCCACGCCCAGCATGGCCGACGAGCCGGAGGGCTGAAAAAACGGCCAGACGCGGTGCCCCAGCTCCGGGCGCGTATGCGTGTGCGTGGCGTAATCGAGATTGCCGCCCGCCGCGGCGCGCCGCTCGTAAAAGCCGGGCATGGTTTTGTAATCCTTCAAATAGGCCTTAAACTCGCGCGGATGATACGACACGGCGTGATCAATGCGCCCCAGAAAACGATCCGCGCAATCCACGCCCACGGCCAGGTACTGATAGCGCTTCTCGCCATTGGCCGCGGGAAAGGCGCGCGCGTCGATTTCCCGGAAGTTTTCCAGGTCGTCCTCCAGGCAGGGCGCCGTGCCGAGAATGATCATCATCTTGCGCTCGACCATCGCTTTTACCTGCCTTTTTTTTTGCGCGCGGGTGTTGCGGACGCTTTTTCCGCGGCGGTAATTTCAATCCCCGCCGCGCCCTGCGTCAGCGCGCTCAATAATTTATCCCCGGTCAGCCCGGCGATGGGCGATAATCCCTCGAGCAGCACTTCCCCCGTCTGGCGCATCTTACCCGCCAGCGGCCAGGGACGATCCAGTCTGATAATAACTTTTTGCATGCGAGCCTCGTTTTACTAAACGCGCTCCCGCGCGGGCGGGAGCGCGTTTTTTGGTTAAGCTCCGCGGCGATGGCCCTAGCTCAATGTCGCCTTGGCGGCATATTGCCAGTAGCCGTAACCGACGTTGCAGATCCTCTTGACGCCGTAGAGGTATTCATTGTTTTTAAACGCGTGCTCGGAACCTTCCGCGATGGCGTCCACGGAAAGCGGCTCTTCCTCCTGGCGGATGAAGGGCTTGGCCGGCGCGTCCGTCCGGAAAACGTAAAACGCCGAGGTGCCGGTCAGGCGCGGATTGCACACGGCCTGGACGTTGAAGCCCTGCTCGCGCGCGGCGTTGGCCAGGACGTTGTCGTAGGCGCCGGTGGCGGCGTTGATGATCTTGCCGTAAACCGCGCCCATGGCCGCGCCCATCATATTGGTGGGAACCATCACCAGAAACGACTTGGCGTTGGCGTTGATTGGCTCGCCCTGGTCATCCTTGAACCCGTACATATGCTGGATGACGCCCAGCACGGCCGCGTTCATCTCCGCCACGGTCGGGGCGGTGGAGCCGGAGACGTTGAGATCGGACACGTCGGAGGCGTCCAGGTTGTTCGTCTGCGTGCCGGAATCGCCCTCGGAATGATCCGTGTCAAAGAAATACTGCCCGTCGTAGCAGTTACCGTACGTATTTCCGTTGCCGGAATTGATCAGGTTGGAGACGAGCTTGCTGTCGAGTTCGGCGGCCCGCCCGGCGAACTCTTGAATGCGGACATTGATCTGCCCGGTTTTATCGCGCCGGATCCAATCCACCGGGATGACCAGCGTGCCTTCCCACGTTTTATTCTTGATATCGATGCCGTTGGCGCGCAGCCCCTTGGCCTGCCGGCCGCCGATCCACTCACGCAGAGCGGGCGTCATGCCCAGCCATTTGTAGGTTTCGGTCTCCATGTCGGAATTGCCGAAAAACATGGAGATCGGCGCAATCCAGTTGGAGCCGGTATACGCTTCCAGCGCGGCATAAAAATTGCCGATGATCGCTCGCGATCCTAAAGTTTCTACACCCATTTTATTTTCCTCCTCGTTCTTTTGTTGTCTTTAATTGCAGACAACGCGGTCAGTCACCGCCTCGCGCGCGTCGTGTTTATTTTTTTTCACCCACGCTTAGTGATTGTAGGACTTGAACTCAATCACGCAGGTGTTGCTCGCAACATAGCGGTGCACCTTGCCGACCAGGGAATTGCCGGAGCTGTCCAGCGTGAAGGTGCCGTCATCGCTCATATAGACGGCATCGCCCACGTGCGTCACCGCGACGCCAGTGAGCGTGACCTGCATTTTGCCCTTGTCGCGGACCTTGACGGAAGCCGCGCCGTCCGTGGCCACGGCATTGACGGACTTCTCAATGCAAAAGCCCTGGAATTCATCGCCCGCCACCAGCGCGCGCGCGTAGCCGGAGGTCAAACCGACCGCCGATCCTTCGTAAATTGTCACGCTGCGATACATGGGCAGCACGTTGATGTCGCCCAGCTCGTAGCTTCTGGGAGTATCTGCTGATAAGGCCATTTTTTAGCCCTCCTTTTTGAATTTTAATTTTTATGCGTTGTGCCGTTCACCGCCGGCGATGTCTGCCGCTCAAGAGTTATTCCTGTCCCTTGATCCGGACGTTTTTCTCGTTCTTTTTGAATGCCAGAAACGCCGCGTATCCGCCGAAAGCGAATTCTTTGCGGATATTCTCGTCGGCATCCCACTGCGCCTTGGCGCGCTCCTCGACGGGAATGGTCTCGTCATCCACTTTGCCCTGCGCTTTTTTCTTCGCTTCTTCGGCCAGGCGTTTGGCCTCTTCATCCTCGATGGCCTTGCCATCGGTGGCGGGGATTTTCAAGCTCTTGCCATCCTCGGCCAACGCCGCGAGTTTGGTTTCCTTGAGCGCCTTTTCGGCGACGACCAGCTTCTTGGCGGTTTCCTCGACCGAGGCGCCGGAAGCGATGGCTTCTTCGATTATTTTTTCGTGCCCGGGAATGGCCAGCGTCTGAATTTCCTTGATGCGGCCGCGTTCTTTTTCCGCGCCGGATTTCTCCGCCGCCGCCACCTGCGCCGTGAGCGCCGCTTTTTCCTGCGCGTGCGCCTCCTGCGCCGACGCGACAAGGACTTCAGCTTCGCTTTTTGCTTCAGCCCTGCCTTCATCAACCGCGGATTTGTATAACTCCGGGTATTTTTCTTTTAATGTTTTCAGGTCCACGTCTGTGTCCTCCTTTGCTTGATGATTGATTGCGTACATGCCCGGAGCACCGCCGGCCATTTTATTGATGAGCCCTTCCATGGTGATGATGCCATCGGCCAGGCCGGCATCGACCGCCTGCTGCCCGAAAAAGATTTTGCCATCGGCCATAGCCAGGGCGTCCTCCACAAAAACGCCGCGGTTGCGCGCGACGTCGTTGACAAAAACCGAATAAAGATAATCCACCTCGTCCTGCAGCGTCTGGCGGCCCTCCGGCGACAGCGGCGCGTTTTCCGAATAGATGCGCTTGTATTTGCCCGCCGTGATTTCCGTGACCTTGACGCCGTGCATTTCGTCCATTTTTGAATAATCGACATGCGTGGCGACCACGCCGATGGAGCCGGCCACAACCGTGCCGCCGGATAAATAAACCTTGTCCGCCGCCGAGGCGATCCAGTAAGCCGCGGAGGTCACCTGCCCGTCGGAATAGGCGACGATCGGCTTTTTGCCGCGCGCGGCGTAAATTTTTTCCGCCAGCTCCTGCGTGCCGTCCACCGTGCCGCCGGGGCTGTCGATGGATAAAAGAATCGATGCCGCGGCGTCATCGGCCAGCGCGGCTTCGAGGGCGGCGGCGATTTCCGGCGTGGTGGTGCCGCCGAATAAAAACGAGAAAAAGGAAAGTTTCTTGGTCAGGACGCCCTCCACGTCGATTATGGCCACGCCGTTTTGCAGGCGGTACAGGGGCGCGTCCTTGGCGCGCTTGGAGGAGATGCCCAGCTTCGCCTCAATGTTTTTCCAGTCGATTTTTTCGCCCGCGAAATGCGCGCGGTAAATCGATTTTATTTCCGCCAGTTTTTCCGGCGCGATCGCCCAGGGGCTGGTCAGGACATCAAGTATCTTCATCGTCGTCCTCCTCTTTTGTGTCGTCGCTTTCCGTTTTTACTTTTCCGGGCAAGAGCGCGGCGGCTCTCTGCTGTTTGTTTTCTTCGGTCAGCGCCGGATGCGTCATGCCGAACTTTTCCAGGTGTTTAATCTCGCGCGCGATCTGCGGGATTTTCTTCTCCGTGTCGCCGCCGGTCAAAAGCGTGGTCTCCTCGGCCAGCGTGGAAATCTTGGCGCCCATTCTTTCCTTGGCGGCCTCGATATCCTTCGCCGGATCGATATAGCCGGGCGCGTCGCCCACCCATTCCGTGCCACAGTAGGCCTTGCGGATCATGTCGTCCGCGAAAAAGCCGGGCGCGCTGACGCGTCCCGCGGCGATGGCCTCAAAAAGCCAGGTTTCATAAACAGGCTGACAGAAATTGGCGGCGAGCCACACGCGGCGATTCTTGAAAAAACGCCACGCCTCCAAAAGCGCCGCGCGCGACGCGGAATAGGACGAGGAAAAATGCCTGATGATGATTTCGTACGGAATGCCCAGCGCCGTGCCGACCTGCTCGAGAATCGCCGTGACAAACTGGTTAAAATTCTGATTCGGGCGTTTGGGATCGGCAAAGCGCACATCATCGCCCTTATTCAGGCCGACAATGTTGCCGGAGGCGAGTTTGATATCCGTGTCCGCGGCGGAAGCGCCGGTTTCGACGCCGAGCCCCGTGGTATCCCAGGGAAGCCCGCCGCCGGGCGTGGTGACAAACACGGTGAACATGGAAGAGATGACCGCGGCCATGAGCTCGGCCTCGGAATAGCGATCCAGCATTTTCAAAGGCTCAATCACGGGCGCGAGAAACGGCACGCCGCGCGTCTGGCCCGGGCGCTGGATATTGTAAAGATGAATGACGTTGGGCTGACCGGAGGCGCCGCCGAAAGCCGGCACCTTTGTCCATTTATACTTTTTCGCGTCGATTACCGGCGAATATGGATGTTGATCCAGAATGTGATAGGCGACCGGAGCACCGCGTTCGTCCTTTTCCACACCCTCCATGAGCGTGGTGGTATTGCGGGACAGATTGGGATTGCCGACGCGGTCGGCTTCGATGAGCTGCAGCTTGAGCAGATATGGCGAGCCGGGACGCTTGAAGCGCGGCAGCAGCGCAAACACTTCGCCGTTTTCCAGCGTCTGACGGAAAGCCAGCTCCTGGATTCCCGCAAAGGTGAGCTGACGGGCGCAGTCGCATTCGCGCGCTTCGGCGAAGAGCCGCCATTCGCGCTCGGTTTTATCTTCCCATTCGTCCGCCTCGTCATCGGAAATATTGAGCGCCTTGCGGTCGATGCGCGCCTGGAGCTTCAATCCCGTGCCGACGACATTCATCAGCGTGGTATTGACTGCGCCGCAGGCCACCGGCGCGTTGCGCAGTAAATCGCGGCTGCGGACGCGCAGCGTGGCCAGATCGTAAATGATATCGGCGTCGGCATCGCCCGCCAGCGGATTCCATTCCTGCGTCGCGCGGCGTTTTTTCGACGCGCCGATGTAGGAACCGACCAGCGCCATGGCCCGTAACTGCAGGCGCGCGCGTTCTCGCCTGGCCTGCCAGCCCGGGGCGATCACGGAAATCGTGCGGTCGATGCGCTTGGCCCAGTCGGACGCTTTATCGCGGGGAGCTTCTTTCATACGGGCGTGCCTCCCTTGATCGCGATGCCGCCGCGGCCCAGCGATTGCGCCATGTCATTCCAGTAGGTGATGTTTTCTCTGATTTCCCGCGCGTTCGCGCGGCTAAGCGACCGGCCGCCGATGGTGTAAGACTGGCCCGCGGCCACGGCGGTATCCGCCGCCAGCCATTCGGCCAGTTTCGCCTCGGCCTGCGCCAAAGTGATTCCCGCCATTAACGTATCCTCATTTTTCTCGCTCCCGGAAAGTTAAAAAACACAAGATACAGCTATGCCTTAATTACGGCACCACCATATCATGTGTTTTTGGCGGATTCGGCCGATTCGGCCATATTTGGGGTATTTTTAGGGTATATTTAGGGTATATTTATGGTATTTTTTTGTTGACGGGGTTTTTTTATTTAGCCTTTAGTCTTTAGCCTTCAACCTTCAGCTTTTTAATCCCGCGCCCCCTTCGCGCGGCCTCCCTCCTCTGCATCTTATTATACTACAAACCAAAAACGCAAGGGCGTGATTATTTACCCCTGCCCGCCTGTTTCGCCCGGGCCGATTGCTCCGGGCCCGCGCATAAAATAATTTCGTCGGATAATTCGCGGCTGGAAACGAGCGTCCGCGATTTGAAAAACGCCTCGAGGTTTTCCTTGTGCGCATATGGCGTGCCGTCAAAATACCACACGGGCATGCCGGCCTTGATCCACTTCTGGTAAATGAATTCCGAAAAGCCCGTGTATTCCAGGATCGCCTTGAGGCCGGATAGTAATCCGGTATGTTCAGCGGATGGCGCCATACGCGTCCACTCCTTTGGAGATTATTCTGCGGCCGCCCGCGGGCGCGCCGCCCGGATTCTCGCGCTGTCGGCGCAGCGCCGCCGCCATCATCTGCAGGCTGGGCAGCCATTCCGGATCGGCGCAGGACGCCGCGATGACTTCGCAATCGAGCAGATGATTCAAATAATAAACTTTTTTCCATTCCCAGCGTCTGCCTTTGCCCAGGCGGTATTCCTCGGCCAGTAACTGCTTGACGTAATCCAGCCCCACGTTTTTGTGAACATAAAATCTCTGCGTTTCGGCCTTCTTCCCCTCTTCCGCCTCCTTGCGCCCCAGGCGGAAATGAATGAGCGACTTGAACTGCGACGTGTCGATGAGCCGTAGCTCCAGGCCGCCCGGAATGAGTTTGTGCGTGCTGGGCAGCGTGTCGATATTCGAGATCTTGATGCGTTTGGCCGCGAGCGCGCGGATATGCGTGGCTCCCTTGATGCCGAAAACCTTCTGCGCCGCGCCGAGGGGCTGTTTGCGCAGCCACTGATAAATTTCCTCCGTGCGCGACCAGTCGGCATCGCCTTCCGCGCCCGGGGCCGCCTCGCCGCCGCCCGTATCGATCCCCGCGCGCCAGATCTTCATCGTCTGCGCGCCGCCGTGGATGATATATTCCGTCTGATACAGGAGCGTTTCCACATCCGCCCAGTTGGGTAGATAGCCGTACTGGATAAGATAACTTGTCAGGTCCTCTTCCCAGCCGCGCACGACAAACCAGAAACCGTGCTTCTGCACGTCTATGCCCGCCGTGAGCGCGACAACATCCGGCGGCACGACCAGCGCCGGATAGGCGGACTGCCGCTGCAGGATGGCGTTTTCGGTTTTGCGCACCGCCTTTTCGATCCACTCCTCCGCGCAGTACTGCGTCACCCATACCTTGAGCTTTTCCGGATCGTCCTGGCCTTCCAGAAACGCCGCGACCGCCTCGGACATCGGATGCACATACCAGGAGGGCAGGCGAAAAGCGATCGCGCGCGGCCGCTCGACGGGAATCTCGGCCTGCCAGCCGGTTTTCATCGCGGCAAGCACCGCCTGGTCGCGCAGGGAATCATCCCACTGCATGCCGCAGGCCGCGCAGTTGTAACGCGCCAGTTTTTCGCGGCGCACTAGGCGCGGATCGCGCGTGCCGCCCCAGGTGATCTTGTCCCAGGTCAGGCGCTGCTCTTTTTTGCAGATCGGGCATTTGACGTGATAATAACGCACCTCGTCGGCGCGCTTTTTGATTAATTGCGTGATCACGCCCTGCTCGCCCGTGGGCGTGGAGCCGGCGTAAAGTTTATACGTGAACGGAAAGGAATTGGTGCGCTGGAGCGCGGCGTCAAAGGTGTCCGGCTCGTCGTTCTGCGGCGGCGGGTATTTGTTGACTTCATCGAGAATCACCACTTCCATGGCGTCGGACGACACGGCGGCGGCCGAACCCGCCCAGGCGCCCGTGATATCCATGCCGTTGATGAACGAAATGCTCGTCATCGTGGTGTCGTCCGCGCGCGGGCTCAAAAGCATCGCGGTGCGCGGCGTCTCTTTTACTGATTTGATGAGCCGGCGCTTGAAAATCCGCTTGGTGAGCTTCTCGTCGGGCATGACCAGCATGGCGGAAGTGGGCGCGACATCGATCCGCATCATCAGGTAATTGAGAATTGCCTGCGTCTTGACCGTCTGCGGCGCGGCCTGGACGTAAACCTCACGCACAAACGGCTCGTCAAGCGCGTCCATGATCCCCACGGCGCAGGGGCTTAACTCGTTGCGCCAGGGACTGCACCGGCCGCCGTCCACAACAATGCGGTGGCGTTCTGCCCATAGCGCGGTGGATATCCGCTCCGGGATCCGGAAAACTCGCCTTTCACCCTCGGTGAAGGTAAAATGTTTTATTTTCGCCGGCTTGGCCATAAATCCCTTTTTGTCATTGCGAGGCGGCAAACGCCGCCGTGGCAATCTTTTTTAATGCGTTCCGGGAAACAATTTCCCGCTGTTTATTTTCAAATTCAACAAGCGCGCTGTTTGCTCGGCTCCGGACGATCACCCGACAGCGCCGGCCATACATCTCTGCCCGCTTCTCGTTGTTTTTCCAGCGGTAAATGTATGGATACTCCATAACCCTAATACGTCACCGCCGCGTTGAGCGTCGCCGCGGCAAACCAGTAAACCGCATGCCGGGCGTCGCCCTTGAGGGCGTAAACAATCCCCGCACAGACACTCAGCACAATCAGAATCGTCGGAAATATCAGATGGTTTTTCATTTTAATTTTATCCCCATTGCATTGGCTAATTGCTCGATATCCCCGCTCTCCAACGGCATTTTGGCTCTTTTTATCTCGTCGCAACGCTCTTGCCTGCGAGCTCGCCGTTCCAAAAAAGCCTCTTTCCGGGCTTTTTTCTTGCTGCCCTGAAACTGCTTATTCTTGGCCAATTTAATCCTCCTCGTTTTCTTCCTGGGCGGCGAGGGCCGCCGCCGTGGTGATCCGCGGCACCGCGAATTCCTTATCCTCGGCATAACGCGCCAGCCACAGCGCCCCGGCATCCAGCAGATACTGGACCAGATCCGGCGTCTTGCCGGACTTGCCGCCGACCAGCGTGATGATCTTCGGCGCGTGGCCGCGGAAAAAGGATTCCATGTCGCTTTTCAGCATCGCGGCGCGCTGGGCCAGGGCGTGCTCAAAATCGCCCCGCGCCACGTATTTGCCCTCCAGTATCTTCGTTTTAAATTCGACATACGCGGTCTGCGCCCGCGTTTTGTCCATTTCCGCCCGGGCTTTATCCAGGGCGAAGCGCGACTGATCGTCATCGCTGGTGCCGTCGAGCCGTTTCAGAAAAAGCGCGGCATATTTCAGCACGTCCGTCTCATAATATTTGCCGTCCTTGCGCGGCCGGAGCTTGCCCTCTTTGTTGTGCTTATACGCCGCCGACTTCTCCAGCCGATACCCGGCATTCTTCAGATATCCCACCACCGCCAGGATATTGGGAAACGTCGCCGACTCTTTATTGATTAATTCGACGGCGGTATTTAACGCTTCCTCGGCCGCCTCCATATCCCGCAGGCGACGGCTGGTCGCGCTGGTCATGTAAGCCTTCTGCGCGGCGACGTAGCCGTTATACAGAATCAAGAGCCGCTTTTTCTGCTCCTCGGAATCGGTTTTTTTTAATATTTTCTCGATTTCTTTTTTATTCATTCCGGCCCTGTTTTAATCTCTTCGCCTTCTTCCCCGTGAATTTCTCCCAGCGCTGAACGGTGACATCGCAATTAATAGGATCTAATTCCAGACAATATGCCGTTCTTTGGGTTTGTTCGCAGGCAACCAAGGTAGAGCCCCCCCCCACAAACCCATCATATACAATATCACCGGGGCGCGATGAGTTTTGAATTCCTCGGGCGCACAACAAAATGGGTTTCTGTGTTGGGTGATATTCGTTTTTTGCGTTCTTGGGAAATTCCCAAATGTCCATTTCCACGCCCGCGTTCATTTTTATCCACGTTGTTCCATCTTCCTCTGTTTTTAATTGGTCCTTATAAACATCGCCAAGATTCCTCGCCCCGGACCAGTAATGCGAGGATCCCGCAAACCAGCCATATAAAATTGGCTCATACTGGCGCTGGTAGTTTGATCTACCCAGAGTAAAATGGCTTTTTACCCAGATAATAAACGTCGACCAGTTTCCACCACAATCGACAAACGCCTTTTGGAGGGTATGTAATTCCGACGATGACATGCAGATATAACAATCTCCCAGCACCCAGGGACGCACTGCATCAATAAAACCATAAAGAAACTGATAAAAATGTTTGTTATCTTTAAAATTATCGTTTAATATTTTTTGGCCCGCGTTTTTCGCGGATGCTTTATGTGCGCCTTTATATTTCGGGCTGTTTTTAAGCCGTAAAGCATCCTTCATGGTTTGCCCATAGTTTACATTATATGGCGGATCGGTAAAAACCATTGTGGCTTTTTTGCCGGCAAATAATTCCGTGACGGTATTTTTTATAGTACAGTCCCCGCACAAGAGTCGATGCTTGCCCAATTGCCACACATCCCCCATCCTGGTGATTGGTGTTTTTATTGCTTCGGCGGCCGCCGCCACGTCAAAATCATCTTCCACAATTTCATCCGGTTCGTAGACGCCCAGATCCTTCAGCTCCTGTGGAGCAAATCCGGTTAAATCCATGTCGGCGCCGGACGCGTTAAGCTCGTCCAGTAAATCCTTCAACGCGGCATCATCCCATGCGCCCGTGATCTTGTTCAGTGCGATGTTCAGCGCTTTTTCTTTTTTATCATCGAGTTTTACCAGGGAAACGTCCGCCTCTTTAATACCCAGGTCTTTTAATATTTTCAGCCGCTGGTGCCCTCCAATGACCACACCATTGCGCTCGTTTACGATAATCGGGTCAATGTAGCCGAATTCGGTAATCGATCTCCTGATCTGCTCATATTCCACGTCCCCGGGCTTTAAATCCTTCCGCGGATTATACCGGGCGGGCTTCAGATCGGAGATTTTCATCTTTTTAATTGTTAAATTTCCATCGCTTGATTTTTTTCGCGCCATTGACAAAACTCCTGTTTTCTATTATCGCAAATTTACGGCGGATGGCCGCGCTTCGCGCCCTATGTTGCCGCATAGGTTTCCGGATATTGCCGTATCCGGAATGGCCGTCCGCTCATCTTTGATTTAATTTCAGCCGCCAGAGCCGGACGTTTTCCGGGCTCATTTTCATGATCTGCGCGATGTGCCGGTCCGCCAGGTCAAACGACAACAACACAGCAAGAAGGAAAATCTCGCGGAAAGTCATGTGGCAGCCCGATAAAAAAGTGCCAGTCAGCGCCGTGAACATCTTGCGGCACTTTCCACAGCACAAACGGCGGCTTTCCCAAAAAGTGCGCAACAGATTATCCGCGACCGGCTCGCCGCAGCGCGGGCATCGCGGCGGATCCGTGCCGTGCAGCTTATTCAAAACCCACATCCGGCAAACGTGCTCCGACAAAAAGTCCGCATTCAACGCTCCCAGCGCATCCCCGGGCAAAAACGCATTTTTTTTATTTCCCGGAGCATCGCCGGCAGTCCGCGACCGTAGGTTTTGCCGGCAATGCCCGGGATGGCGGCGCAAAGTGCACCGGGTTCGGTCATTGTCATTTATTGCAGTATTTTTAGGGGTTTCCATTTTTCCACTCCGTTTATTTTTTCTAAATGCGCAAAAACCTCGTGGTTCGAATTACC